CGTCCTACACTAGATAAGGATAATTCAAAAGCAATCTTTATATCTACTCCTCGAGGAAGAAATAATTACTTTGCAGAATTTTATTATAGAGGATACTCTGATGAGTTTCCAGAATGGTGTAGTATAAAAGCTACTTACCATGAAAATCCTCGTGTATCAGATGATGATATTAAAGAAGCAAAGAAAACAATGTCAGAGAATGAGTTTGCTCAAGAATATATGGCAGACTTTAATGTGTACGAAGGACAGATATGGTCATTCAACCATGAAAATTGCATTGCAGATTTAACTGATTTTGAAACTCGAAAGATGGATGTCTTTGCTGGACTTGACGTAGGTTACAAAGACCCTACAGCATTTTGTGTAATTGCTTATGATTGGGATGAAAAGAAATATTATTTACTAGATGAATACTTAGACTCTGAAAGAACAACCGAACAACATGCTGCAGTAATAAGAGGACTAATTGAAAAATGGGACATTGATTGGATATACATTGATTCTGCAGCTCAACAAACAAGATTTGATTTTGCACAAAATTATGATATTACTACTATCAATGCAAAGAAATCAGTATTAGATGGAATCGGGCATGTAGCGGGAATAGTCGATAATGACCAACTTATTGTCGACCAAAAATGTAGAGAATCATTAATTGCTTTAGACCAGTATCAATGGGATCCAAATCCAAATCTTATGAAAGAAAGACCAAAACACGATGGAGCATCGCATATGGCAGATGCTATACGATATGCATTATATACATTTGAAACCTCAGCTACCTCATTTTAGTAACACCTGTCAAAAATACTTCTTGACTTTTGGTGTAAACTTTTGTTATAATTCATATTAAGAGTTAGATATGAAATTTAAGAGAGATTTAGTTAAATATGTGAGAGACAAAGCTAAATCTCAATATAAAAAAGGAAGCAAATGTTTTATTTGCGGAAGTACTGACAAATTAGATTTTCACCATTTTTATGGACTGACCGAACTACTAGAAACTTGGTTAACTGAGAAAAAGATTATTATAGAGAAAGAGCAAGACATCCTAGATATTCGAGAACAGTTCATCGGTGAAAACTATGAAAAAGTATATGATAAAACAGTTACTCTCTGTCATCAGCACCATTTGAGGTTACACTCAATATACGGAAAGCGACCCAAGTTATTCACAGCAGAGAAACAAGCAAGGTGGGTCGAGAAACAAAGAGATAAAACACATGGCATGGTATGATTTTTTAATAGGCAGAAGTAACGAAGAGGTTGAGGAGAAACTCAATCCTTCGCAGTATGTCATTTCTAGAAACGAAGGAATGACTATTGATAGCCGAGAAGTTATCACAAATTACAGAAACGCCTACGAACAACTAGAGATAGTTAATAGAGCAGTTAACATGATTGTTGACGATGTAGCAGAAATTCCTTTTTCAGTTGGAGAGCAAAGACAAGGCACTAACAACATAATAAAAAATATAAGAAAGGTAAAAGTTGACCAATTACTTAATAAAGAACCAAACCCTTTCCAAGACGTAAGTACATTTAAAAGAAATCTGATAATTGACTTACTGATTGACGGTAATATATTTATTTACTTTGATGGTGCTCATTTGTATCATCTTCCAGCAGATAAGGTAACAATTTACTCAGATGATAATACTTATATAGAAAAGTTTACATATGATAATAGCATTGACTATAGCGTTAATGAGATTATTCATATTAAAGAAAACAGTTTCAACTCTATTTATAGAGGTGTACCAAGATTAAAACCTGCATATAGAACTATGCAACTACTTGGTAGCATGAGAAACTTTCAAGATAACTTTTTTAAAAATGGAGCAGTACCAGGATTAGTACTTAAATCTCCTAATACTCTTTCTGAGAAAATCAAAGAAAGAATGTTACAAGCATGGAGTATGAGATATAATCCAAACACTGGAGGAAGAAGACCTCTCATCTTAGATGGAGGTTTAGAAGTAGATTCATTATCAGAAATTAGTTTTAAAGAATTAGACTTTCAAGACTCAATAAAAGCAAATGAAAGAATAATACTAGAAGCAATGGGAATACCACCAATTTTACTAGACGGTGGTAACAATGCAAACATAAGACCAAATCATAGACTTTACTATTTAGAAACAGTGATTCCAATAGTAAGAAAATTAGGATATGCTTTGGAAAGATTTTTTGGATTTAAACTTAATGAAGACGTAACAGGTATTCCTGCTTTACAACCAGAATTAAGAGACCAAGCTGCTTATTACGCAACACTTGTAAATACAGGAATTATAAGTGCAAACGAAGCGAGAGAAGCTCTTGGCAAAGATCCAATAGAAGGATTTGATGAACCTCGCGTTCCTGTCAATTTAGCAGGGTCATCTGTAAATCCAGAAGAAGGAGGCAGACCTACTGAAGCTGCCCCAAGCGAGGAAGAATAATTATGACAAAAGATATGATGGTAAAAGCTGTTTCCGAATTTTTTAGCAAAAATAATGTTAAAAAAATGGATTTAGTTACTTATAAATCTTTTGGGAAAGATGTTCCAGTCAAAGACTATTTATTAAGAAGAGGCTTTGGTTCTTGGAGCAGATTCCTAAATGTAGTGGAAAAAAGATATCCTGTTTCTATTACTCCTGTCAAGGTTGAAAAACCTAAAGCAGCACCGAAAGTTAAAAAAGAGGTGAAAGTGGAGAAAAAAGATGTCAAAAAATAAAACTAAAATATTTCACTGGACTAATACTTTTAAAACCTTAGGCGAAACCGATGATGGTGGAATAGACATCAAAGGTTCTGCAAGTACAAATGCACTAGATAGAGCTGGCGATATAATCGAAGCTGAAGCATGGACAAAAGGTGGATTGGAAAACTATAAAGGTAATCCTGTTCTACTTTTTAATCATGACTACAACAGACCTATCGGTAGAGCAACAGGTTTAGAAGTCACTGACAAAGGTTTAGAAATTACAGGTAGAATTTCAAAAGCCGCTGGTGACATAAAAGATTTAGTAAAAGATGGTGTCCTTGGAGCGTTTTCTGTCGGCTTCAGAGTCAAGGATGCTGATTATATGACTGAAACCGATGGATATAAAATAAAGGACGCGGAACTTTTTGAAGTTTCTGTAGTGTCAGTACCTTGCAATCAGGGAGCAACCTTTTCTGTAGCAAAGTCATTTGACAATATGGAAGACTACAATAAGTTTAAAAAGCAATTTATCAAGGCTAACTCAGTTGACTCAGCAGACGCTGTGAAAGTTGAGCAGCCAAGCGAGGAATTATCCTCAAAAATGGAGACTAATATGTCAGAAGAAAAGAAAACTCCTGAAGTTTCTCCTGAGTTCGATTTGAACAAATTTGCAGCAGATGCAGCTGAAAAAGCTGTTGCTCAGTATGCAATGAAGCAAGCCGAACTTAAAGCAGCACAAGAAGCTGAAACTAAAGAGTTGGCTGAAAAGCAAGCTCAAGTAGAAGCTGAAGAAAAGGCTGTTCAAGAAGCTAAGCAGGAAGAACAAAAATCTGTTATTCAAGCAGGTTTATCTGGAGCTGAAAGACTTATGTCTGATGTTGAAAAAAGAGTTAAAGACGACTACTCTAATTTAGAGCAAGTTGTTAAAGGACTTGAGAAGCAACTAGCAGAAAAATCCGAAGAAATCATGAACATTCGTGAGTCAAAAAGAATTTTCTCAGACAGACAAAGTCAAGGCGACTGGAAAAAAGCTTTTGAAAAGGACATCATTGATGCAAAATTTGCTGGTCTAGCGACTGGTAAAGGTTGGGACAATGAGTATGCTAAGTCAGTTATGGAAAAAGTTAACGCACATTCAGGTGTTGGCGTTTCCTCAGCAGACTTCGAGCAAGTCGTTTCAACAAATATTGAAAGAGATATTCAAAATGAATTAGTCTTGGCACCTCTCTTTAGAGAAATCCCAATGACTTCTGCAAACATGATTATCCCAATCTTACCAGATGCAGGTTACGCTGAATTTGCTTCAGCTCAAACAGCTTCTGGTTCATCACCACATGGTAATTTAGCCCAAAGAGGCGACACCTATGGTGCACCATTTGGTGGGGTTGACATGGATGAAAGAACTCTTTCAACAGTTAAACTAATCTCACAATCATACTTAGGTAATGAAACTGAAGAAGATGCAATTTTACCAATTCTTCCTTTAATTAGAGAATCAATGGTAAGATCACATGCAAGAGGTATCGAAAATGCTATTCTAGCTGGTAACCACGACAACGGTGTTTACACATCTGGTGCATTTGAAGGTCTATTAGCAGCTGCTGATGGCGACAACCACGAAACTTCTGACGGTGCATCAGGCTTTGACGCCGCTGACACTGTAACAGCAGCAGATCTTCTTGGTATGAGAAAAAATATGGGTAAATATGGTATTAACCCTTCAGAAGTTGTTTACATCGTTTCACAAGATGTTTACTATAACCTTCTTGAAGACCCAGAATTCCAAGATGCTAACCTAGTAGGCGACATGGCTACTAAGTTAAGTGGTGAAATCGGACAAGTATTTGGTTCAAGAGTACTATTATGTGACGAGTTCGCTTCTAAAGCAGCTGGAATCTACGGCGCAATCGCTGTATACCCAAGAAACTATGTAATGCCAAGATTAAGAGGTGTTACAATTGAGTCAGACTACGAAGTAGCTAACCAAAGAAGAGTACTTGTGGCTTCACAAAGACTTGGATTTACTGACCTAATTGATAACGTAACTTCTAAGTGGGCATTTGCTTATAAAGGAGCCTAAGTTTAGGTTAATGGTTTTGGTGGGTTTCCTTAAACCCACCACTTTTTAGGAGAAATATGGCAAATTTAGTAACATTGAGAGAATACAAAGATTTCGCAGGACTTACAGGAGTAAGTGAAGATGCGAAATTAAATGTTATTATACCTTCTATAAGCCAAGCAGTAAAAACTTATTGCGGCACTAGCATTGTAGACTACTATTCTAGTAATAAAGTTGAATACTTTGATATACATGACAATAGCACTTATCAGATAATGGTCGACGAAAGTCCTCTTGTAAGTGTATCAGAAGTACAAGAAAGAGAAAGTCAAGCAGATAGTTATGTTACTTTAATTAGTGAAAACTCTGATGGTAGTGGTAAATACGAATACGTAGTTGATACTGAAAAAGATTTAATTTCAAGAACAAATGATACTGCTGACAAAACTTTTCCAAAAGGTAGAAAAGCAGTAAAAGTTACTTATAGAGCAGGCTATGCGTCTACACCAGCTGATTTAAAGTTAGCATGTTTTGATTTGGTAAAGTATTATTTAAAAGACGAAAGAAAAGCCTCTATGACTATTCAAGGTGCTCAGATTCAGAATCAAGTATCTACAAGTCTAAGAGAGAATATAGATTTTCCAGACCACATAAAGAGAATACTGGATTTCTATAAA